TGGTTTTTTAAATATTTAGATAATGGATTATTATTTAAATCCTTTTTTAAGCATTTTCTGAAGTTCTGCTGTTGATCCAATAAACATAGTATTATTAGTAGTAATCGATTTTGGAGTTTTTGGATCATTTTCCTCTAGCTTTTTCATCTTTTGTTGTAGATCTATAAGCTTATCTGTAACATCCCCAACATTTTTAATTAATTGTCCAGCAACTTCATAAGCTCTGGGACTATCACTTTGTTGAGCTACATCCAATATATCACTAATTGCTTGCTGTCCTTTTTCAATTAATGAATATAAGTTTCCTCTCGTATATTCATAATCTTTTATTGGGTCTATATCATCTTTTTGAGTTGTAATTGATGAACTGTCTTTTTTAATTATTTCTCTACCAATATGAGTTGCCTCAATATCTAAAGATTCATCTATTTTTTCAAATTTGTTATTCATAACTGTACATCCATATTCTTGGTTGTAGACCAAATTTTTCCATCACCAAAATCAAAACGCTCTTCATTAAATCCAAAATCATCATCTATTTGAATTAGATTGTCATCAGTTTCATTTAGTACGTTGATATAAGAACCAGAAGTATGTTCTGATGCTACTGTATTATCTTGGGCTCTGTTAACTGTAATTTGATTAGAAGAAATATTTTTAATAAACATTTCTTCATCATTTATCATTATGTAACTGTTTGATGATAGAGATGATGTACTTGACACTTTTATTACAGTATCTTCTAAACCAATATCTTCCGTCACTAAAGAAGATTTATCATTATCATAATCTTGAATTGCTCTTGGTGTTACAGTATAACGAAGTTGTCTAGAAGAATTCTTTCTATTTGTATCAGTATAATAATCAACTTGTACCTTTTTAATAAGTCCATCAGTATTATCTGCGATTGGACCAAACATATAAGTTTTAGCGGTAAAATTCAAAGTGTATATTAAATTTCTTCTTTCACTATAATCTCCTTCATAGTTGTCATTCATTTGGATATTTTCAAGTATCATTGGAATATCTCTTTTTTCTCCAATGCTTGACACCAAATCAATTGTTAAATTAAACTGTGGTTGGAAAAATGGTAAAATTTGCTCTACAATTTGGAGCATATCATCATTATATTTTGTTATGATATTTAATTGAAGTCCCAAGTTGTAGGGAACCGGCATAAACACTTTTACTGGATTGCCACCATCAGTCCTAACAGCAGTAAAAGTTTGCATTGTAGAAACTTTTCTACTTGTGTCATACTGTATACTAGTTAATTCAAAAGACATTCTTGGCAAGATTATTGCTTGTCTTTTTCTTAAGTCTGGTTTTTGTTCAATTCTTGCTAAAAACTTTTGTATTGGGCCATATGCAATGGGAACTTTAATTATACTATTAGGATTATCTTCTTCGTCATTATGTTTAATATAAATGTTATTAAACAAAGTTCCGAATGAAATTATCGTCTTTCTTATTATTTCGTGGTAAAAATACGTTCCCAACATAATATTAAAAGTTTATTTACTATTTAGAACTCTCCAAATGGATTAGATTGGGAAAAATCAATTATTTCGTCTGCTTCTGCCTCTATTTGTATATTTTCTGCATAAAGATCATACAAATTATCTTTATTTACTGAAATTAATTTATAACTTGCACCAGATCCATTTGCTGTAGTGGCAACTCCAACAATTGTTTCCCCTGGAATAAAGTTTCCATCAATTATTGCAACTTTTAATATTCTTGATGGTCCATTCCAATCCTTAACATAAGCAGTTGTTCCTGATGTCAATCCTCTTACTACTTCGTTGTACAGGTAAGAACCTGTTGATACTCCTATTGGGTTTTGGAAAATAATTGATAAACCAGAGGTATATCCGGAACCTGCATTTACATAAGATGCTGAAGTCACGGATCCAGAACTGTTTATAAATGATTCTATTAATGCGTTATCTCCAGTAGATGAAGTTGGGGAAATGACTGCAGTTGGTGAACTGACATATCCAAATCCAGAAGTGACTATTCCAATAGGACCAAGAACTTTATCACCAAGAATTGCAGTTGCTATTGCACCAGATCCAGATGAACTTATTATTCTAACTTCTGGAATTTGTGTGTAACCAATTCCAGGATTTGTTATCAATATTCTTTCTATTGATTTTCCTTGTTGTCCATATTTACTAGTCATAATTGCAACAGCAGTTGCATTTATTCCTGATGGAGATGCTGTTGTTATAGCAACTGTAGGGGTGTCAATATATCCTGTCCCGTCTAAAATTAAATCGATTTTTTTAACAGATTTTCCGAAAGGAGATGCAATTTGATTCTCTGAGAGATTAATAGTAGCAGTAGCGGCAGATACCTTATCTGTAATCATTTGTAATGTAACAATATGCCCAAAATCTTTAATATTTTCATCTACTTCATCAATAGAGGTATCTATTATTTCATCCTCATATTCGAATAATTCGCATCTTAATTCATAAACGTATAAATTGTTTAATTGATAAAAAGGTGATTTTCCTTCAACATATTTAACCTCAAATAAAAGAATTATCAAGAGGAAAATAAATTAAATCTCCTTCTTGCGGTCTAGATGAGAGTTTTATTTCTTTTTGGGAAGCAATGAAAGGAGTAATAAAATCGGTATATCTTTCTTTTGATATTATTAGTGTTATTTCATCTGTCGATCTTACGCCAAAACTTGCTTAAAATATCTCCTTGACCACCGAAACCATTAAAATTTGATAGATATGCTTCTATTCTAAAACTATCATCAAATTTTGATAATATTGCTTCTTTTATTATAGTTTTTTCCGCTATGATATTCCTAGGCATATAGACAACATCTTGTCCATACATTCTCAGTTGCTCATTAATTAAATCCTGAACAAGTCTTTGTTCTGAAGATGAACCTTGAAGAAAAAAAGGATTAAGTGGAGTCATATTATCCTATCAAATCCATAGGAGGTAATTCATATTCATCCTTAAGTTTTTGTTCTATTTCTTCTAACTCTCGAACTGCATCATCATAAATCTGTCTTCCATTTAAAGTAATACCACCTGGAAGTTGGACTCCATCAAATTTAATCATATTTTGTCCCCATTGTTTTTTAATTAAAGACGTGAGATATTTTTTTAACCAAAAATCATTATATATTTTTGGAAAATCTGATGGGTCTACTATTCTAAAGCAATCTAAAATTAAATATTGGTCAGATCCTACTTGTTTCCAATCAATGTCTAAATATAACCTTTGTTGTTTTTTATTAAATCTTAATTGAACATCTGGAGTAATTATTCTGCTAATATTCTTCTAGATATGTTTTTACCATCGCATAATTTAATAAATCAAGAGCACCATAATAATATAAATCGTTTAAAAATATTTGATATTTTATATTAATACAATCCACTAGAAATTGTACTAGAATCTACTTTAAATACGTTATTTACCCCTATTATTGTGTCTGGGAGTTTTATAAAATTTTGCGCTTCGGTAAAAGATGGATTTGTTATTCCTATCCCAGATGATGCAGTTGTTGTGGTAATTCCAGAAGTAAGAATATTTTTTTCAGAATCAGTTAATTTATGCTTTAAGTATACTCTTTCTATTCCGTCAAAATGCCTTTCTTGAAAGTATTGTAAAGCATCATCAACTAGATCTCCAATTTGATCATCATCAACATTAATTTCCAAAACAGGATAACCAAGCCTTCTTAAGCAATAATCAATTAATTCTTGACGAGATGCTGGCTGTGACATTATTTCTATACTCTAGAAGTTCTTTGCAAAATGATGCAATATATTCTCTCTTATTTATGTGCGATGATAAATTCAATTTTTTTTGTTTAATAAATCAATCAAAAGAGATTTAATTTCAGAGATTTCATTTTTGATAGCATCAATTTCCGACCTTTCATTAATCGTTGATTGTTTTAACTTAATATATTCATTGTACTCATTATCATTATTATTTACAATAGCATTTGTTTTTTGGTCTCTGTAAAGACCATTGTGTCCTTTTACTGGTATCATATTGATGCAATAACTCTTAAATCTTTAATTTTTGGAACAACTGATTGATTTGTTCCTGACATTATAATTTTAACTTGGAATCCATTAAAAAGAGGAAGATTTTTTGCTGTAAATTCATATTGACTATATCCAGATGATAAAGTCGATGCTTGTACTAATTTATCTGGAAGTCCGTTATTATTTTTAGAATTAATAACATTACCATCAGGATCTAAATTATCATATCCAGGGAAAAACTCATATAATTGTTGGATATCTGGAGTGTCACTTCTTAATATCCTATACATTACTCTTATATCATTTGTTTCATCCCTAAATGCATCAAAAATAACTTTTAATGAATCAGAATTTTTTTCAAGTCTAACGATTTTAGATATGTAAATAGCAGCATGTGGATCATCATAAAGACTATTTACTCTTGAGTCTAAAATTAAATCATCAATTGGTTTGTCTATTCTATTCATAGATGTTACAAGATTTACTCTATCCAAATCAATCATTGGAGATACTTTACTATCTTTTGTTGATAAAGATAATTCCATAGTCAATGACTTATAACCAGGATATGATTGTAAATTGTTTACTTCATTAACTCTTGAATATATTGCCCTTGTTGTTTTAAATGAATTATTTGAATTCAAAGAAATACTTTCAAATCCCTAGATTCATAAATGGTGTTTCTGATCCATTTATACTTGAACCTGTAAAAGTTCTTATTTTAGCATCAATAGAGGTTAGTTTCTGGCAACAATGTTTGAACATTGGGTCTCAAAATATTAAACACTTATATTTTGAGAAGCTTTTGGACCATAAATTGAATTTGTATTTACCAAATTAGAATTATATGATCCGCCAGTTTTTGTATTATTAAAGAATAATTGAGGATATCCACTTGGATTTCCAAATCCTCTGTCAATATTTCCATTTGCACTTCCCATATCTACTTTAATATGATAATAATCTAATCCATTTGGATATGTAATGTTATCTGCATCTGATAATAGATGTGTTTTATTAATTCTTCTCAATGAAACTCCATTAAATTCATATTTAAATACAGGAGTGCCAGATAAATGTCTACCTATTGAAACTAATGGGAGTATATTTACAAGTTCGGAATCAATATTCCTCGTAATTCCTGTAAGAGTATTTGTAGAAATATCATATCCAGTATACTTAATTACTTCGGTTCCAATTTTTACATAACCAGGATTATTTGAAGAAACAGAAACATTTTCAAATACAGTAAATGGTATAACAGAATCTAGTTTTAATGCATCTGATGATGTACTGCTATAATCTGCGACTAGTTTTTGTGGAGGTAAGTCCGAACTAATATCATACAATGTCACTCTGTCTTGATCAGAATGCATTCCGTGATTATTATGGCTTACTTTCATGTGCAATCCATCACTTAATGTTTCTGCATATTTTACAAAAGAACCAGTAATTAAAGATGTTCCACCAGATCCAACATAAATTATTTCATTCGCAGTTCCAGAAAAATCTATATTATCTTGAACATTACTAATAATTAGTGAATTAAATGCTGATATTATTCCAGAACTATTTGGTATTGATAATACTAAATTTTTTCCAAATCCACCAGTATTTGAAGCATCTACTGTCAATGTATCTCCAATTGCATATCCGGTTCCACCAGCAGATACAGTTGCTGCAACTGCAACTCCATTTGAAATAGTTAAATCAACTTTAGCACCATATCCTCTTCCACTTAAAGTTACTAAATTCTTATTCAAATAAACAAAATTTGAAGTGTAAGCGGATCCTGGGTTAGTAATAGATAAAAGTTTTTCCTATTCCAATTGCTCCAACTACGCTTTCTAGATTTCCGGAGAAGTTTTGATAGTTGCTTTGGTATATTTTTGATCCAGGAGTTAAGTTAGTTACTTCAGATGAAGTTAAACTCTTGGCAAGACCAACAAGAATTCTCTTTGAATATGATAATTATAGGATTAGGTCTTAAAGATGCAATTTGTCTATTTCCTATATTTAAATCTGGATTATAGAATCTAACAGACCCTTGAGTTGAAGTAAAATCTGCTCTATATAATTTAAATTTGAGATCTTCAAGTTGTGATGGATCCCAAGTTGCACCATTTTGAGATTTAAATAGAGAACCAAGTAAAGGTTGTTGAGATACAATAATTCTTTCAGATTCAGGTTTATTGATACTTGAAACATCAACTTCAGTCATTCTTGAAATCCATACATTATATGCATCAGAATTAGATATTAAAACGACAGCATATGATTTTGCAGATTCAAGGAAAACAGGGGATGGGAACGTGAAAGTACTACCAACAGAAGCATCTTCCGACACTGATATATTACTTGGATTGAGAACAACCTCACCAAAAGGAAGAATAGATTGTGATGGAAGCCCATTTTCCATCGTTCTTATTTGTAAAGTAACAGGAATTTGTCCTGGATCTTTTGTTCTAAAGAATATATCACATTTAGTAAGGTAAACACCATTATTATCAGTTACTTCAAATGATTGTGCTAATGGATCTATCCATCTGGTTTGTATTCTTGATTGTACAAGTCTGTTATTTGTAGTAGTTTCCGCTACAAGTCTAGTTTCGGTTTCAGTTAAAGTTCTAGTTTGATTTCTAATGTTTCTTTCAATTTCTGCATTTCTAATTCTTAATGTTACATTTTCTACGTTATCAATTGTTCCGCTTGATGTAAAATTACTTTCAGCTAAACTGTCAGAAACTCCACTTATATTGGAATTTGTCGAACTAGTAGTTAAGACAAAGGTTTTTGTTCCAGACTACAAATGAAGGATTAGAACTTAAAGTTGGATCTGGAATGAAT